AAGAAAGGTAATAAGATGGGTATAGGTCTAGCAGTTGGTGCATTAATGGCAAAAGCAGCACCCACATTCTTTGGATGGTTAGGTAAGTTGTTTACAGGTCTTATGACCTTTGCTGCTCTTAAATGGTTAGGTAATAAAGAAAACCAAGAAAAATTAACTCTTGCAATGCAACGGATAGGAGGATTTTTCAAGGCAGTATGGGGATTGATGTCTGGAATTGTAAGTTGGATAGGAAAGTCGTGGAATCAATTATTTGGTGAAGATAAGTCTTTCTTAGATAGAATTGAAGGTGCTATGAGGTTGATAACAGCGGGAGTTGTTACTGCATTAGGATTGAAAATATTAAAAAATCCTGCATTGATGGTGAAAGGATTTACCAGTATGCTAAGTCTAGTTGGCAAAGGTATTATGAATCTAGGTAAATTCCTAGGTGGTAATTTCTTGGGTCAAGCAGGGGTAGGTATAGCACAAGGGTTTATGGCATTTAATGATATAATGGAAGATGATGGTATAGATGACGAATTTAGACAATCAGCAGCAGTAGGTGGATCAATAGGAGCAACAACAGGTGCAATAGGTCTTGGAGTGATAGGTAATCAAATAGCAGGTCCTATTGGTGGTTTAATTGGTAATGCTCTTGGTGGATTTTTAGGAAAAAATGTAGGTAAATTTATTGGTCCGTTAGTACAGAAAATCATAGATCCAATAAAAAAATGGTTTGGTATGGTTGTAGATTTTACTAAAAAATTAATGAAACCAGTTGGTGATGCAGTCAAAGACTTTTTCAAATCATATGGTGAACTTATGGATAGGGTTCTTGATATGATAGAACCACATATGCCAAAGATATTAAAAGCAGCAGAGTTGATAGGTAAATACGCATTTGGTCCTGCAATTATGCTACTAAATGCTCTTACAAAGGTGTTATCGTGGGTAGCAGGAAGTGGAAATCAGACAGAAGAGACTAATGAAACTACTACTACATTCACAGGAAATACTTCTGTACAAGGCGACATATTTAATGGTGAAGGTGGTTCTACATATCCATTAAATTTGCCCAATTTCTTAGGTGATTTTGTTGCAGGTCAGAATAACAAATATGATGACATACCTGATGGCACTGATACTTCTTTACTTACTAGAACTGTAGAAGATTTAGTTCAAACATATGGTGAAGGTGCAGAAATAGGTCGTTATAATATAAAACTTTCTAATGCTTTAGCAGCACTTGAAAGAATGGGTAAAGACCCTAAAACTTTCAAATTCAGTCCCGCAGGTCAAGATCAAATCTTCAAAGAATTGAAGAATATGGCGGGTTTCCAAGATTTCTTGGGTGAGAAGATAGATGTAAATCAATTTGCTTTAAATCTATCAAAATTCTTTGATGAAATACCTGGTTCAGAAGGATCTGTAAGTAAAGATACTAGAACTTGGAAAGAAACAGTTGCAATGCTTGAAAGTTTGAAAGGTGGTAAAAGTAAAGGTGGAATTATAAGTGGACCACAATCAGGTTATCCTGTAGGTTTCAATCAATCATCATTTATTGGTAGAGCAATGGGTGGATTTGTGGGTCACGGAACAGAGTTTGTGCTACCTATAGACACACCTGCTACTCGTAAAGATGGTAGTCTTTTAACAAAAAGATTATTACAAGCAGTTGGAATTATATCAAAGAAAACTAATGCTTCTGGTATATTAAAAAATCTACTAGAAGTCACAACCAGAGGTGAAGAGGAACTAGATAAAATGATGCAAAACCAACAGATTCAAACTATCGTATTAGATGCAATAGAAAAACCTGTAATAGAAAAAGATGGTGGGGAAGGAAGTATAGTTAACCTCCCAAGTAAAGAGAATCCTGTTACACCATTTATACAAAGCAGATTTGGTTATCTAGCAGAATCAAACACATCACCAAGTAACTTCTTATAATGGCAGATACAAGTCAACCAAAAGGATATGAAATAGAAGAGTTTGGTCTTTTAGTTTTACCTACTGACACATCTCCTAGAGAGGATTTGTCTGGGTTGTCATTTAGTGGTGATAATTCTTTTGATCTTCGTGGATTATGCTCAGAATTTAAAATTATACAGTCTGTAGATTCTCCTACAATGCGAATGGAGATTTTAATCTATGATACTGTTGATATGTCACGTAAATTGAATGGTAATGAATATGTTAAGATTACTATGAAGACTGATTCATCAGGAGATGAAGAACTTGAAATTATACAAAAAGTATTTAAAATTGGTGAAGTTACAAAGTCAGAACGTGCACAAACTTATATTTTATATACCACATCACCTTCTACAGCACTGAATGAAACTAATCGTGTTTTTGAAGCATTTGTTGACAAACCTGGATCTGATAGTGTTGAGGATATAGAGAAAAAATATCTAAAAGAAACAAAGCATAAATTCTGGGAATCTGCTTCTGGAAATTTTAATTTTATATCAACATCTTGGCGACCTTATGATGCAATTTCATACATTCAAGATAAAGTAGTTGGTTCAGTATCTAAAAGACCAGGATATTTGTATTGGCAGACACGTCAAGGTATGAGTTTTGCTACTATGGATTACTTGTGTTCTGAAAAAAACCCATCGTTTGTTAATCCTAGAATATTCACATATGTACAAGCAAACTTGACAGATTCTGCAAATAATGCTTATAATATAGAGACATTGAACTATCCAGATCGTGCAAATCACTTAGAAAGGATGCGTACTGGTTTGTATAGCAACGTTGTTATTGGAATATTATTGCCCGCCTTAACTGAAGGTCATTTACCTTCTAACGGTGGAACTGAAACAACTGGGGAAAAGGACTCATCACCTGCGGGATCTATAAATCCTCCAGTAAATATGGGTGCTAAGAAAGTATTTGATCAAGCAAAAACTCTCAACTCTGGTTTCCCCTTTTTCAGAGCGAATGACGAGTATTTCTCAGAAGAGAAACCAACTCGTATAAAACTAAGAGCACTTCCAGGAATGAAAAATGCTGAGAGTGCACAAAATCCAGAGGGAACATCTGCTAATATGAGTTTTGACACTGTTATGTGTTCGGCATATGCTGCATCACGTTGGCAATTACTTAACGCAATTCGCCTAGATATAACAGTCCCTGGAAACATTGCTTTAGATGCAGGTGACATTATAGAGGTTAGGATACCTTTGTCTAATCCAGAAGGACAATCCGAACGACTAGAACTTGATCCAGTTTATTCTGGCAAATATATGATTCTAGGTATAACACATACTTGGCAACCCGCAGGTATCACCTCAAGATTAAATCTATCAAAGGACAGTATCCAATGAAAAGCATAGAAGACCACATCGAAAAAGACAAGGACATCATTGATGATCCAACAATGAACCCTGCTGCACGCAGACACGCAAAAGCAGAACTGCACGATTTAGAAGAGTATGCAGAGCATCACAAGAAAGAAATCGAAGCAGGAGATCACCACGATCCTAACGCATTAGAACTATGGTGCGATCAGCATCCAGAAGAACCAGAATGTCTAGTGTATGACGACTGATTTTATCTATGGAGATCATATAAGTGATCTCACTATTGACAATTTAGTGGAATTTTGGGATAACTGCACTTATCTTAAAAAGGTTAATGGAGAGTTCTCTGATGGGGTAGACCCTACCATCAAGAAGTCTGTTGATATGGCAATACCACCTTTTCTTAATGAGAAGGCAGTTCGTATTTTCTTAGGAGAACTACAAACAGTTCTTGACAAATACCTTGAGAAATTCCCGTATGCTTGTATGGCACCCGTTGAACTGAATGAACCATTCAACATACAATGGTATCCTGCAAATACAGGTGGTTATCACCGCCCTCATTGTGAAAGAGTTGGGTCTGGTAAGACTGCATCCTATAGGCATCTTGCTTGGATGACTTACTTAAATACAGTTAATGAAGGTGGTGAGACGTATTGGGTGCATCAAGATAAAAAGATAAAACCTGAGAAAGGTGTAACGGTGTTTTGGCCAGCAGATTGGACTCACGTTCATCACGGTCTTACATCGCCAGAAGAAAAGATGATTGCTACGGGATGGATTTCCTACGCATAAATAAAAACGGAGAATAACTTAACAATGGCAGCAACTGCTTTAGAAGGTAAAACTGATGTGATGGGTCGCGACGGATTCACTTGGTGGGTCGGAGAAGTCGAGGATAAAGAAGATCCACAAGAGATTGGTAGAGTTCGTGTTCGTATTCTTGGTTGGTACACTGGTGGCAATCCGAAAGAAGCATATCTAACAACGATACCTACTAAAGTATTACCGTGGGCATCAGTTCTGTTGCCTACAGACCAAGCAGGAATAAAAAATACAGGAACATCTACAGCATTAGAAGTTGGTGCACAAGTTTTAGGATTTTTCCTAGATGGAGAAGAAGCACAACTACCAGTTGTAATTGGTTCTTTTAGAGGATTTAGAACAGATGAGAGTGGATCAGATGCTAACGTTTCCAAAACTACGGTAGCAGATCCTAAAAACGCAGCGAAATTTGCTCCACATTCACAAGATATGTCAGGTGGAGAGGTAGCAGGTGGAAATAATTTTAATGTATTAGGAGTAGAAGCAGCAAATGTAGAGGGTGGACCTTCTACAGATAGAGGAATATTTGGTGAAGCAGTAAGAGGATTTGAAGGACATTATGCAGCGAATCCTTTGGTTGTACCTACAAGTATATTCTCTATTGCAGATGGAGCAGCAGGACCTGCGGGATCAGGTTTTGAAACAGATTTAGAAAGAATGTTAAAAGAAGCAGGAACTCTTGCATCTACATTAGCAAGAGATCCTCTAGGTAACTTAGTGTCTATTATTACAGGTAAGAAAGTAGATAGTAAAATATTAGATAATGCGATGCACGGTATAAACAATTTCATTGCTAATGGCATATCTGGTATTATGTCTTGGATGAAAGAAGTGATGGCAAAAGTTATAGAAGCAGTTATAAGTAAACTTAAATCATTATTAAGTAACATAATACCTACAGGTATTATTACAACGTTGATGGACATTGCAGGAACTCTCTTCAATGTATTCTGTATGTTCGAGGCATCTCATATATTAGGTCTAATATCTTCTGCATTTTCTAATACTGCTGATTTTGCTGCAACTTTATCTAATATGATTATACAGAAAGTGTATGATGGTATTTCAACTGCTGTCAGTGGTGCAATCAGTTCTATTATGAACAAGATAAAGGCAGGTCTACAAAAAATATCTAAAACTATCAATGTTATTGTTTCTGCAATCGCTACAGCAAGAGACGCTATTGGTAAGTTTAGAGCATTAGTAGGTAAAATCCAAAGTATTTTCCAAATGGATTTCAGTAAGTTGAACTTCCAGAACATTGTAAAGATAATTATTGGTCTAATACTTTCATTAGTTCAAAAGAAAGATTGTGGAAGGAAAATACGAAAATCAAAGAGTAATTTCTGGTTGCCACTATGGGGTTCTAGCACCTGTGCAAGTCCTCCAGAATTTATGTTACGCACAGTTGATGTTGACGTTGTAACTGGAAAACCGAAAAGTCAAGGTGATATTATCACTGAAATGTATCAGGATTTAAAATCCTATGACATAGAAGTGCAAACCTTTATGAATGGTTCTGCTATTATTCAAGATAATAATAAAGGTAAAGAGAAAACTATTATTACAGATACAGGTGGACAGACTAAAATATCAGACCGTTATGGTAACACACACTTCAACCAACCTGGAAACGAAACTAAGATTATTGGTGGAGATCTATGTACAAACGTTAAAGGTAATCAATGTGTAACTATCGAAGGTGATTATACTTTGAAAGTTATGGGAGACTTCAAGGTAGAAGTTGGTGGATCACACGATCAACATCAATCTAATGGTGTTGGTGTAGAAGAGAATGGACAACCTGGTGATATGCAAGCAAAATCTACACAAGTTATTGCTGCTGACCACGAAGTAAACTATCAAGGTGCTTGGGGAATACAGGCAGCACATATCACACAGACTGCTATTGGTAATTATGAGGTTAATGCAAATAATATTACCAACAAAGCACAGGCATTGATGAACTCTATTTCTGGTGAAATAATTAACGAATGTGCTTGGGAAACTAACTTTGTAAACAACCAGATCTATACAATGATTGGTATGTTAAATCCAATACCAATCGCTATCACAGGTAGATTGACTATGATTAAAGGTCCTGATGTTGTATTACAGAGTGAAGGATTAACAGGATCATTATTACCCGCTGCATACATACGTTCTGTTACAGGATTGACAAAACCTTGTGGTATCGTTGAGACTATGAGTGGTTTAGTTGGTTCTGTCAGAGCAACCATTGGTTTAGGTAAAGGTGTTCCTTCAATTATTACAGAAAGAATTAAAGGTGTAGGTGCTATAACAAATAACGTTATGGGTGCAGGAACTATAAGATATAATGTATTAGCAGGTAAAGCATCATTCGGTTGTAGAGTTGGTCCAACTAACATCTACGGGTTGCCATTAATGTTAAATTAAGTTATAATGACTGAAGAATATTGGGAGTCTATGGACACATACATTGATTATGTTAAAATCAATTTTCCAAAAAGATCAATTAAACTTATAGACAGCACAGGTAGAGAAGAGGATCTTAAATTTCCTTTTTCATATTGGGGTGCTGAAGGATTTATGGAATCTGTAAATATGATTCAATCAAATATTGATCCTACTAACAGACATTACGAATTATGATTAGAGTAACTAAAGATGAGGCGATTACTAACCTTAAATTTCTTTTTACACTTGTAGAACGTGGAGAGACAGTTCTTATTGAGTCAGATAAAGGAAATATATTAATGAATGGAATTCCTAACGGACAATTAGAGGTAGAAGCATTAGAAACTCCACCTATACCTATGATGGGTCCACCACCACCCATACCTGGTGTTACTTTACCAAGTGATGCAGAAGTCAAAAGTTACGTGACTGAAACATTAGATGAACTCAAAGAGCAACTATAATATATAAAATATACGATGGATCAACAACCCTTTCTGGATCTTTTGGTTCACCACTGGCATAATTTGCGACAGGCACAAATGTGGCCCTCGTCCTTTGCTTACATACATTATCATTGGTATTTCGATAATAAAGGACGACTAGCATCAAAACAGTGGTATGACTGGAACGGAGAAGTGTATCGTGAACGAACACATAACGTCGTTTCTAAAAAAGATCACATACTATTAGAAACATTTAACGCTGATAAAAAAATGCCTAGTCTAATCTTCACAGAAAGTGAAAGAGGTTGGATAGGTAAGAACGAACCTAATGCCCACAATGGCAGAGGTGTAGTTGTTTCTACAATAACTTTAACAGAGGATTCTTTTGAGTCTGATGATAAGGGATATAATGAGGAAGGGGAATTGCTCTGGGGTTCTAAAAAAGGTCCTTTCTTATTCAGCAAATGTACCGCATCTATTCCGACTTCCGTTATGTCGTAAAAATAGGATTGTGTAGAATTTATTATCTTAACGGTTTAGCATTTACTTTCGACGAAATACAACATCCTGATTCCCAAACAATAGATTTGGCAAACCAAAATTCTTGGTGTACAATCGAAGAGATCTATAGATCATCTTCTTATCTCATACAAGAATTATGTCATCCAATTATATTTGAGTTAGATGCACATTTGATTCATTGTGAAGAAGAAATACCCTACTAATGAATAAACATATGCAAATACAACTGTGGTATTGTAATGAAATGCACCAGTGGAGATGGTCTATGACCGACCAAAGTAACGTGGGTTATCAAGCAACAGGTCAACAACCTCATATCAGAGACGCTATGTTAGAGGTAGCAAAAACCGTAGAAAAAAGAGGTCCTTGTGACCTCTTTTAAGTTATCTTTCTAGAATGGATCGACAATAACGTTTACACGTTCCTTGATCATCGGTACATTCTACTAAGCAATCGTAATACTCATTTAATCTTAGATCGTCCGAAGGGTGATCCCAAGAAGCAAGTTGGTTGTATGATATGATATTATGCGACATAGTTTTGCTCCAATTCAGTGTATGTGATATAATGTAGAATAAAGGTTTAAAGCATAGGTTTTTTCCTAATTCTATTTCTATTTATGTTTATGAAACGTGACAAAGCACAAAAAGTAAGAGCACAAGTGAAGTCTAGGTGGTATTACTTATTCTGGGGTGCTGCTACGATCTCTGTTTTTGTAGGTCAAATTTACGTAGGTTCGGGGTACAGAGAGATGTCTCGATCTATTAACACACTTATAAAAATGCAATATCCAAGAGACACGGGATATAGATAGTATTAATATTACATATAACTAAATGTTATCTACACAGTACCGTTTGCGACTTGAAAAAATCTGCAAATCTATAGCGTCAGGAACAGAAGTAAGTATAGAAGATATGATATGGGCAGAGAAACTTTCAAAAGCAAACACAAGTGCTAGAGGTATGATAAAACAAGCAAGAAGATTAGCAACGAATCCGAACGATTCTTTTCTGAATAACTTGAACATAGGAGACTCCGATTCAAGTGGTAGACAGATAAGGGGTTTCGATAGTCCAGATGAAATTGCTGATTGGTTTAGACCTGACAGATCAGATGATTGGAGGCAACGAGACTAATGTTTGCACTTATCCTGTTAATTTTTGCCTTCCCATTTGTATTATTAACACTTTACTTTGGTACCAAAGGAGGATATTATGATAGTGATGACTATGTTGGTCACGGAACTGCTCACAAGGTATTGATAGACGATGAAACGAGTATTTAGTTACCTAAAAGAAATTAAGGATACTGCTAAATATCTTTTGCAGGGTCTTTCTGTCACGCTTTCTCATATGGGCAGGAGACCAGTAACAATACAATATCCTTATGAAAAACTCATTCCTTCTGAACGTTACCGTGGTCGTATTCACTACGAGTTTGATAAGTGCATTGCTTGTGAAGTTTGCGTCAGAGTTTGCCCAATAAATCTCCCAGTGGTCGATTGGGTGATGAACAAACAGACAAAGAAAAAAGAATTACGTAATTATTCAATAGACTTTGGTGCTTGCATATTCTGCGGTAATTGTGTAGAATACTGTCCAACCAACTGTCTATCAATGACTGAAGAATATGAACTCGCTACATTTGACAGGCATCAACTTAACTATGATAATGTCGCTCTTGGACGACTTCCCACTAATGTTACAAGCGATCCCACAGTTAGGTCACTTCGTGAACTTACTTATTTACCCAAAGGTGAAATGGATCCACATACAGTCAAGGATTCTGACCCAAGAGTGGGTAAACTTCCATCAGAGGTACTCGATTGGATGAATATCAAAAACGATTAAAAGATCCCTGTTGGCAAAGACATCAGGAACTAATCAGTGTGTTTCTATTAGACTCACACAACACAAGTTATTTTTGGAAGAGAGAGGACGGTACATACTACTGGCAACACAGTCGCAAAGAACTTGACGATGATTTATTTGTTGATGCTGACGGTGTTCAGTTAGATCTGTTCGGTAAACCTAATCTTTCCAAAGAATTCATTATGAAATCTATCTTCTACTAAAAATGAATCACTACACAGTTGGGTACCACGATACCCTTCACCACCATCACGAAATATGTGAGTATGCAGAAGACGCATACCACGCTATTCAACAAGCAAGACAAGATTTAAAAGGGTTTGACAGTCCGCACGCTGCTGAATATTGCATACGAGAAGACTGATCTAGAACTTGTATAAATAAGATTGTATCAAATACCGCCTAGAGTGCTGTGGGAACAAAAAGAATTTCGCAATTAGAAACTCTGGCAGACGAGGTATTAACTGGTGAAGCGATTCTACCTGTTGTTATCTCAGATCCTCTAATACCAAACAGAAAAGCAAGGATAAACCAACTTTTTAAAGGTGTAAGTGCGGGATCTCAGTCTCAGCCAGGGTTATCCTTCGATTTAGATAGGGACACTGGACTATACCAGAACGCATATGACGAGATAGGACTTGCTTTCGGTACATCATCTATGTACTACAGGAAGCAAAATAATGCTGACGGATCAGCAACTATTCGTTTGATTGCAGGTGACACAACTTCATCTAATGTTAATATTGATCTCAGACCGCAAGGTTCGGGAAAATTTTTAGTAAATGGACCTACAGAACTCACAGACGTTAACTTTTTCCTAGCAGACGATCAGAACCCAGATAAAAGAGCAAAGTTTGAAATTTCTAATGTGGCAACAGGTGCAGGTATTCGTACTTTTGCATTACCTAACACAGGAAGTTTTACATCTACAACTCTTTTAGGTAATGATACAGCACAGACAATATCAAATAAGACTATCATCATCCAAGATGGTAACTTACAGATAGTTGGTTCATCTAATGCAGGAAAGGTAGCAAAGTTTGAAACTGACTCTTGGGAAGCACCCGTAGAACATATCTACAGATTACCTGACTACGGAACCTCTGCATCACAGTCAACTCTGATAGATACTATTACTGAACAAGATGTCAGTAATAAGAATTTGATCAACCCTTCAATATCTGATATTGCATCGGGAGATCCAAATAATCCAACACCTAAAGTTACTTTTTCATCAGGTGACGTTACTATAGACAGAACAGTAACATTTCCTGATCAATCATTCACAGTAGCAGGTATTGACGCAACTCAAAACTTTACGAACAAAAACTACGCAGATCCATATTTTGTTGATGGTGCTGACGTTTCTGCTCGTATTTTCCTTGACTTATCAAACGTTACAGGTGCTACTACTCTTAAATATGAGTTCCCTGCAAGTAACCTAAATACAAATATACTTGCAAACAACACTTTAGTTGCTACGCAAGCAACACAGGTTTTATACAACAAATCTATTGTTGGATTAAAATTAATTGATGAAGTAGATGATCAAAGGATTATCAACCTTGATCTAAGTAACATCACAGGAACTAAAACGATTCAGTTTCCAGACGCAGATGCTACACTTCTATCAACAGCAAACGTAGGCACATTGGGTGTTTCGTTCGGTGGTCCAATTTCGGCACCTGATCTAGGTGGCAGACTTAGATTACAACAACATTTCGCAGCAGGATGGTAACTAAACAATGACAGCAGGAAGACTAGCAGCGGTAGCACCGTCTGCAACTACAAATACAGTCTTATACAGTTCAGATATTAATGACACCACATCAGGTGTCGTGCATATATGTAACCGTGGAGGTTCAGCAGGAACGTATAGACTGGCACATAAAAATTATACTCAAGAACTTACTCTTGATGCTAATACATACAAATTCCAAAAAGGTAATGTATTAACAAAGTATAAGTTAGAACTAAACCCAGGATTGACTGTTGGAGACGCAACTCCAGGTTTAGAAATCACAGGTGCTCAAAGTAATTTTACAGCAAAACTTGCTGACGTTGTAAAAACTACAACCACTACAACTTACTCAGTAAAAGTTGCAACCACAAGTAATATCGGAGTTGACTCAGCACAAAATGCGGGTACATTCCAAGGTGGTGAAACACTAACTGGTAGTGTCTCTGGATTAACTGCGACATTCAGAGGATCTGGTGCTACTGGATTAAATATTGAGATGGCAAATATGGGAACTGGTGTTACCTCAGTGCCTGTAACTAATGCTACAAATATTAGTGCTAACGATTATCTATTCTTATCTGACGGAACTGCATCTGCCGAGGTAGTTACTGTCACTAACGCTGCATTTAACTCTGGAACTACAGGACCTGGAGTTTTGACAATCACACGTGGAACCTTTGGTACGACTGCTGCAACACATACCCCAGGTCAATACGTAACAGCATACACTCCATCAGGAACTACTACAACTATCAATGAGGGTAGTACTTTTGTGTTGGCAGATACAACTTTGACTGTAACTAATGGTGCTGCGATACTTTCTGGTTCATACATTGTTGTTGGCAATGAAATTATGCAAGCAACTAACGTTTCTGGTAATGACGTTACAGTTACCCGTGGACAAATGGGAACCACTGCTGCTAACCATAACGATGGTGTAACAGTAACTCCATTGACAGCAGCGGGTTCAGCAGGTTTTTATATCTTTGTCAATGATGAGACATTGACAGGTGGTACATCAGGTGCAACTGCTGTTGTTCAAGATACCATCACAGTTGATAAAGCATTTTCAGCAGGGTTTATCTGGGCAGAAACAGCAGGGCAAGAGATTGTTCCTGATACTACATTTGCACTAAACATTGATCAGACATACAGATTTGATATTTCTGACTCTAGTAACACAGGTTTACCTTTCAGATTCTCTGACGTTAATGAGGGTACAAACGCTACTCCAACTCCAGGAACTGAGTTTACAACTGGTGTTACAAAGGTTGGTACAGCAGGTTCTGGTGGTACTGCACATATTGAGATTGTAATTTCTGCTACTACTCCTGATCCTATATTTTATTATGCTGAAGGACAGGCAGGTTACTCTGGATCTATTGATGTAAACCCAGATCCTACTTTTACAGAGGTATTCATCTATGATGTAGTTGGAACTCCTATTACTGGTAATACATTTACAGTTGGTACTGCATCACAGACTATTGGCACTGTAACATCAGGTGCTTTTGGATATGTAACTTCTTGGGATACTACTACAAGTAAGTTAAAAGTATTTGTTGACAATGATTCACCCGCTGCATTTGCAGGTTCTGACACATTTCCAGATACACCTCCCGTACAAGGAACTACAAGAGCATTGGCAACAGTAAGTAGTGCAACCGCTGCAACTGATTTGGAAAATGGAGACTATATTTACTATGATACTGCTATTGGTGCTAACGCAACAGTAGAGCATAAAGGTTTAATCATCGGACCTGGATCACATTTAATAGTATATGCTTCAAGTGCAGATATGACTGCACAGGTGAATGGATTTGTTAATACAGTAAGTGACTACAATATTGTTGATTATGTACCTCCCGCAGGTGGAATTGGTGGTGGAGCACCTGGTGGCGGTGGTGCAGCACCCTAACTAAATATAAACAGAAGAAGGAAATCCTAGATGGCATTAACTCGTCTTAAAAATATCATCACGTCGAGGACTGGTCGTATTATATACGTCAACCCTGACGACTTTGATGCGTCGGATGCGTATGACAACCGAGGTAACTCAGCGTTACGTCCGTTTAAGACGTTGCAACGTGCCTTTTTAGAAGTAGCAAGATTTTCATATAGAGTTGGTTTAAGTAATGACGAATTTGACGCATTTAGTATCTACCTATATCCCTCAGAGTATGTTATAGATAACAGACCTGGGGTTGCTACGTTTGGAGAGATAACTCCATTTGATGAGAACTCAAACTTTGACTTAACTTCCTCAAATAACATCTTATATAAATTTAACTCTGTTAATGGTGGAGTTATATGCCCAAGGGGTGTTTCTGTTGTTGGATCTGATTTAAGACGTACAAAAATTGTACCAAAATATATACCATATCCTACAACACAGGCATCATTAGGCATATCTTCTGCTAACGAACCAGGGACTTCTGCAATATTCAGACTCACTGGTGGTTGTTATTTCTGGCAGATGTCATTCTTTGATGGGGACAACAACGGTGTATATTATAGACCAGAACTTACTGACACTATTGCACCTAACTTCTCACATCATAAGATAACTTGTTTTGAGTATGCAAACACTACAGACCTAGATCTTTACTACCAAAAGATTTCTAAGGCATATGCAACAATTCCTGATACTTCTGGTAACATTGCACAAGACCAGATACAGGCAAGAGTAGAAGAAAACAGAATAGTTGGACCTATCTCAGATGAATTCAGAGTCTCACAGATCATCAGAAACGGACAGACAGCGACAGCGTTTACTGTTGACATTCAAGATAATCCTGTTAATCACGGTTTCTCTGTCGGGGTCGCGGTCAATATCTCAGGGGTCACGGGCCCTACTGAGGCAGATGCGAATTTATATAACGGATCCTTCCTTGTAACGTCAGCACAGGGCAACCAGTTTACATATCAGATGAGTTCTGAACCAACTGGTAATGCTATCGGTTCTAACGTATTGGTTAAAGTTGAGATTGATACAGTTGACTCTGCATCACCATACGTATTCAACTGTTCATTAAGATCAGTTTGGGGAATCAACGGTATGCACGCAGATGGTTCACAAGCAACTGGTTTCAAATCTATGGTTGTTGCCCAGTTTACGGGTATCTCACTACAAAAAGACGACCGTGCTTTTGTTAAATACAACGCTTCAACAGGTAACTACGAAGCACAAGCAGCGGGTTCTGGTGCACATATTGATGGTCTAGCAAAGTATAGAAAAGGTTGGCGACACGTTCATATCAGAGCATCAAACGACTCGTTCATACAGGTGGTTTCTGTTTTCGCTGTTGGTTTTGGTGATCACTTCTTCTCAGATAGTGGTGGTGACTTATCAATTACTAACTCTAACAGTAACTTTGGTAATACATCTTTAAGATCAAAAGGATTTAAGTCAGCAGCGTTTACAAAAGATAAGGCAGGACAGATAACACACGTTATACCTCCCAAAGATCTATCTGACGTTCCAGAAATATCAATCAACTGGGTTACACTAGATATTCAGAAGATAAAAAACGCAGCAGACCCAACAAAACTATATCTCTACGGTTATACCAATGAAAATGGTAAACCACCCTCAAAGATACAGGGTTATACAATAGGTGCAAGAAAAGACTCACCTACATTACCTGATACTTTAAATGTATTATTAGTTGCAGCGGGTGCTTCTGCTCCTACAACACATACTGCAAAGATTGATCCTTCTGGACCAGAAGTCACAGGTACATCCCCAGGTGATGATTCAAACCCAATTAAATATGATAGCAACCAATCTAACTGGTACATACAGGTTGACTCAGCAAATAATGACATCTATACTACACTGATTGCAAACAGTCAATATAATAACTTAGGATTTACACCTACCACATTCATCCGTAGAGTTCCCGATGCAAGAGACCTTAAGGATAGAATCTACAGATTTAGATATGTACTAGACAAGGATGCCTTCCCAGTTCCTAGAACTCCTATTACTGGTTTTGTTATACAACCTAGATCATCTGAAACCAACTCCCCTGCATATGATAAGACATATTATATCTTTGAAGTTGAGACATACCAAGAGTTTGAACGTGGTGTAAATGATGGTATCTATTATCTAACTATACTTAATGGTAGTGTGTCACCTGCGACATCAAACTTTGATGACTTCTCTTTCTCACAGCAACCTGTTGATGTATATCCTACATTCGATAGAGATAATCCACTGGCAGACCCAGGACCTGCTATCTCAGTTGCAGACAACGAGGTACTAGGACTTGTAACAACAACTGATGGTGCATCACCTAATCCAAATGAGGATAAGCAACTTTCAATTACAAAAGAGACTGCACAGTTCTTCTTACTAGAACAGGAAAATAATTTAGGATACAACACCACAGCAAATACATTGAACAGTATTGTTGTTACTGCACGTTTAGGTGATGAAGAAGAAAGAAAGATTGCACTGAAATTAAATGCTGATAACTCAGTTGCACCTATATTATGTGAACTTAGACGTTATTCTATTCTTAGAGCGTCAGGTCACACGTTTGAGTATCTAGGTTTCGGACCTGGAAACTATAGTACAGCGTTCCCGTCAACTCAGGTAGAAGTTTTAACCCCTGCACAGGTTAGATTGTCACAGTCATTGAAAGAGGCAGCGGGTGTTGCATATTACTCTGGTGTTAACAGTGATGGTGAACTATTTGTTGGAAACCAAGTTATCAACCCAGTTACAGGTCAGATCACTAACGAAGATATTGCACAGTTGAACGTTGTTGGTGAAGAAAACACAACCATTCAGACATTCTCTGAGGTTGTTCTGACTGATAAACTGACTGTAATTGGTGGTGCATCTAACCAGTTAGAATCTGTATTCTCAGGTCCAGTTACATTCCAAAAAAGAATTACTGCACAGGAGAACATACAAACTCTAAGACTTACATATTCAAATGATGATGGTACAGTTCTTAGACAGACATTCTTAGCAGAGGATGATGGATCAGGTCAACCAGACATTGATTCTTCACTAGCGTTTAATGATGGAGACATCATATACAATATTGATTGGCAAGCAGGTGACTCATTAGGTTGGATGTATCAGGCAGGAACTTGGTATAAGTTTGGTATGACAGACACCACGCCAATTACTGCAAGAAGATTTAGTGGTGTAACTAATTATGGTATAGGTGTTGCACCTGACGCATCAAACAGGATGAAGATACAGGGTAACACATTTATTGATGGTAACTTAGATGTTACTGGATTATATGGTGCTGCTGATAAGTATAGATTAGCAACTGGTATTGCTAATGGTAATAATGGTGTTACATACTCAGGTAATGGATCTACAACTTCCTTTGCAATATCAGCAGGTCACACAGCATATTCTGTTCTTGTATTCCTAAATGGTGTTGCCCAAATCCCAGGTGTGGACTACACAGTTACTGGTAATGCAGTTGACTTCAGTATCAGTACTGCACCACAGAATAATGACACTATTCAAATAAGGGAACTTGTTATCTAAATAGTAATAGGACTGTAGAACACTATGACCACAAAGATTAATGGTAATCAGATACAGGCAGCGACAAGAGGTCTTGTAACTGCTTGGTCCATATCAGAACAGTTAAATTTACCACCGTTAAATCAATCACAGATTAACGCACTTGGTACACCTGCTTATGGTACTTTAGTTTATAACACGACTGAAGATCAGGCACAAATTTATTTGCAGGATGCCAACGCAGGAAACCCAGGTTGGGATGACGTAGGTGGTGGTGGTCCTTCTGTTGGTGAAAACTCAATTATTAGAACCAACGGAACAACTATAGAAGAGAATCTTACTGTTGGACCTTCGTTCAATGGTGGTGTAGAGTTTACCAATGGTTTTTCAGCAGGTCCGATACAGATTAATAATGGATATACCGTAACTATTGAGAATGGTGCAACTTGGACTATGATCGGTGACGATGATTTGTCTTTTGCACAATTCCAAGATATAGAATCTGGTCACGGTACATTTACTGGAACATTATCACACGCAGGTTTACAGGAACATATTTACTATTACCAGACATCTGGTACGGTAAACCATAACTGGAATAGTAGTGGTAATATTTTTGTTAGAAAGACAGGTGGTGGAAACTACACTATCAATCTATCAAATGCACCAGTTGATAACACATTGAAAGCAACCTTAATGACAGTATATACCCGTTTTGAGGGTGGTACAGGTACACCTACTGGGTGGACTGTAAACGGTTACGGTTGTAATGTATATTATAGTAACGGTAGTGGTGCGAGTGGAGTAATGCAAAGAGCAGATATTTCAATTCATAACCACCAAATCCCTGGAACTGGTAATCCATACCTCGTACTTATACACGTACACAATTACAGTTAACCGTCTTAAGGTATAAATAACATTAGGAAAATTAAACAGGCAAAATGAGTACCCTAAAAGTTGCATCTATAAGAGACCTGTCTGGCATTGGTGGTTTTTCCCTTGCATCAGGTAGCATCACTGCTAACGGTAATTTGACAGTTAGCAACATCACTATAAACGGAACTATATCTGGTTCTTCAAGTCAGATTGTACCGTCTGTTAGTGGTCAAAACGGTAAATTTTTGACAACAAATGGTTCAACTATGAGTTGGACAGATGTTAGTTCAGAAAACATTTCATCCTTACAAGTATGGACAGGTAACGGAACTTGGAATAGACCAAGTGGAGTTAAGTATATTCATATTAGAGTACAAGGTGGTGGCGGTGGAGCGTCAGGTCACGGAGAATCAGGTGCTGCGGGTGGATATTCAGAGCGTGTGCTAAACGTAACAAATATATCATCAGTTGGTATCACAGTTGGTGGTGGAGGAGGAGGTACTTGGTACTTCGGACA